ATCTTGTGATCTTAGGGAACTTAAGTTTACTCGGGGTGTACTCACCCTCGACCCACTTGTGTATTTCTTTCTCGTCAGTCATCACACCCTTGAGTGCGCCTGAACCTACGAGACATGACTCAAAGACTGACTTACGTAATGCTGTAGCAGAGTCTGATTCTTCTAATTGGTCTTGCATGATCTTATTCATCTTCTCAGCGGCTCTCACTGCTGGCTTAATGAATGTACCTTGACCTGTTCGTTCTCTTCCTTCTACTAGATTGGCTCCTTCGTAGTCGCCGTTCTCATCCTTAAGAAACTCCATGTTATCAAAGGTAGCGCCGGGGCTTAGGGTCTTACCATCACCTTCATAACCGATACCAAAGTCTTCCTGACTCTCAGGGCCTTCCTCTTCAACACCACCAGCGTTCTCTCCCTGACCGGGTACGTGAGCGTACTCAGCGATGCCCGTGGGGCTAGGTGTAGATTCAACCATGATAGGGAATCTAGAGTTAGCAGTAAGGGACTCCATAATCTGAGCATAAGCAGCTCGTGTCTTTACTGTGGTTGTACGTACGAAGACCTTCTTAGTGGGATCCTCGGACTCGCGGAAAGTCGCTGTATCTTGACCTCGGTAAGCTTTGATGTTCTTAGTGGCTTGACCTTCCCAGCTTAATCGACTTGACTCAGCTTCAGAAAGGTAAGCGTGTATCTTACCTACCAGTGGAGCAAGCTCTGGGTTTAGGACGGTGGATTCCTTAGTGGCAGTGCCTGTAGCAGCCGCTATGGTATTCGTCATTAATGATCCAAAATCTGCCATTGTGTTTCCTATTTATCAAATTTAAGTTTACTACCTACAAGACCTGCCGCAGCGTTCTTAACAGGAGTAGAGCCAAAGGCCCAACCAAATATTGTTACTTGTAAACCCACGATCCAGTTAGGGACTAGCGAGTAAGCCTCCCATATCTCTGAACCTAACTCAGGCTTGAACAAGGTTATAAGTATCCCTGCGTTAATCACTAGGAAACTCAGGATCCGTATGAGACTTAATTCCCAGCCTTCCCCTTCCAGAGCAGCGATTTCCCACGAGTGGTTGTGAGAGTCCTTGCCCTTGATTAAGGAAGTACGTAACTCCTCAGCAGCTTGCTTCCTATCTCCCTTAGCCTTCATAAGAGATAGACCGGAGTTTACTATGGTACCTAGGATAGCTAAGCTCACTTTAAGAAATCCTGTCTGGTCTTAATCTTGAGAGGTACTGGCTGTGCCTGAGGCTTAAGGGGAGGAGACACCACAGCAGGACCTAGGTTATTCAAAGCAGCAGTTTCTATACTAGACTTTAGTTTATCGCTGCTTGGTGTTTTATTATAATCCATAAGTACTCCGTTAAGTCGAGGGAAGGAGGGTATAGCTCTTCCCGAACGTTGCCCTCCTTCCTTCAGTCACTAGTGCTCTTATCTTCCGAACTTCTCCCATACTGCGTCCATACCATTTACTTGCTTGAATCGCAGGGATCGTTCCGAAAAGCTGATTGTTGAAGGTCTTGACATGCAGAGGTACCTAAGAGTGTCTAGTAGGTCCCAGTGATGTTTTCGTCCTTTACTCTGCGCCCGTGTATCATCGATATCGTCGGGCTTCTTAGGATGTATCTGAGAGCTTATGACTTGTTCTATAAGCCTTTCACATCTCTCATGAATGTAGATAGAGGGTTCATTCAACTCATTCAGTTCCAAGCGGTTGTGGATTTGGTTCCATCCAGCCTCTCTGGCTCTATCCGCAGGTCTAGGTCTCATTCCCATAGCACGTACTTGCTCAAGGATACCCGGTCCTGTGTGTCCCACGTTCTTAAACAGGGACCAATCGATTACTTCTTCTAGACTAGCATGGATACCGAAGCCCATGTTATCAGCGCGTTCCTTAGCCATGACTTGCTTAGCCCATTCAGCAGCAGGAACCCCTATGAGTTCATGTTCATCGTACACTACGATCTTGTTATCTGGGGAAACCGCAGCCCACAATGTAGCAGCAGGGTCTCGGAACCCGTAGTCCATTGCTCTGATTCTATTCCAGTGCAACGGGGGTTCATCCTTAGTGATGTGTATTGAGGGAATGAAAGAGAACATGTTGTCATCTCCCGCTAGCCAATCTCCCTCTAGCAATTGTTTCCTTTGTGTCTCAGGGAGAGCCATAAGCATACGTCTGTACTGAGATACGCTCTCTCCTTCCTTTGGAGTATCAAGAGAAGGATTATCCTCTAGCTTAGCAGGTATAAACTTCCATGATAGTCCGTTCTTCCAAAAGGTTTCACCGGGTACACTGGGATCAATAAAGTACTCTTTGACCCACGCTGCACCACCGGGGTTAGCAGATGCCCTCATGTAAGCTGTGATAGCCGGGTTAGTCGTCCGTAACCGTGACATGAGGTACTCAAAGCCTGCTGGGGATCTCTGATGCTGTATCTCATCAAAGCCTATGTAAGCATAGGGAAGACCCTGATAGTTCTCTAGGTCCTCGTCTCTGTTGAGATAACCAAACTGGATAGTAGCACCAGTAGGGAAATACCAAACGTTCTCTTGTTTATTAAAAGTAGCACCGGGGTAAGCCTTGGGATACAAAGCTCTAGATACCGAGATAAGCTCCTTAAGCATGGGGCTTGTTTTACGTATGATTAACGCTCGATAGTCCCAGTGCATACAGTAGCGAAGAGCATCCATGAGCATAGAGTAGGACTTCCCTCCTCCTGCTGCACCACCGTACAATACACAGGTCTCACCAGCTTCATGGAACTCTTGCTGCTTAGGGTGAGGAGCGTATAGAATCTCTCGTTCTTTAAGTTCTTCCGGTAGTCTGTCTACAATTTGTTGTGTGTTGCCCTTGGTGGCTTTCCTAGGTTTCCCTAGAACTTCATTAGCAGTCTTACCTTTCTTAGCGGCTTGGGCTGCTAGGGCTTTCTTAGCTTGGGCTGACTCTTTAGCTAATCTATTAACCTTGTCCTTAGCTGCCTTGATCTTACCTGCATCTATTAGGACTTTCTTTTGAGCTGAGGTACGAGGGCGTTTGATCCCTATCTCTCTGTTTGCTCTGTTCTTATCCGCTATGCGCTGCTGAGGTAGACGTTTGTCCTTAAGACCTAGCTTAGTCTCCATACGGTTAAAGATGTTATTGATCTGACCTGTGGAGGATACTACGTACCCCGCCTTGGTTAGTCTCTCCGTGCATTCAACGTAGGTGTAAGCTTTGGAGTATCTAACTTGTATTAAAGCTTGTAGATAAGGAACGTACTCAGAGAGTATAGCTACATAGTGTCCCTTGGTTTCCCCAGCCTTATGGTAGAGCGGGGGGTTGACCGAGCGGTGTTCTTCAGTTAGAAGGTAACTCAGGGTTCCTAGGGAATCTAGTCTCTCTTCTAAGTCAAATAAGACTCTATCAGGAACCGTACCCAGTTCTTCTCTGGAGTGTTCCTCTAGGATATCTGTTAACTTCATTCGTCCTCGCTAGGCACATCCGCTTTAGAAGGTAGGATGAATAGGCCATTACTTGCTTCGACTTTAACGTCAATGTTTGAATGTTTAGTGACACCAGAGCGGTCCATGACATCTTGTGCTGCTTTCATCTTAAGCTCACCTTTCTCTGTGGAACCATCAGCGTCCATGAGATTTACGATAGTAGATGCGGCCTTAAGTGAACCTAGGGCCAGTTTCTTCTTAGAACGCTCTACGATGACATCAGATAACCGATCAGCCATTGCATATGCTGTAGATACAGGAATTGCTGCAGAGGCTGCGGCCCGTTGTATGTCTCCGTAAGACTCTAGGTACTCAAGGAACAATTCTTCTGTAACTGATAGTTCTTTCATATAATGTCTCTGATGGTTGTTCTTAGCTCTTGTATACGACGATGAACAGTCCTTACGGACACTCCTAGTGTATCAGCTATGTTTTCTTTTGATAACCCTTGCACGGCGTATAATGTGTACAAGAGCCTGTCATCTTTGTCGAGATAACCTATGACAAAGTTTTCTAGGTTAGATATGTCAGATAGCTCTGTGGTACGTCTATCTTTAGGTGTTACGGTAACTCCATCGTCATCTTTAGTAGTCTCAGACACCTCCAGCTTTTTCTTTTTTAAGATGTTTAAGCAGGTGTTATGGACTACTTCGATAACGTATGTTTTTGATTTAGGACTTACGTCTGCTTCAATGATCTTTACAATGGCTTCCATGGCGATGTCTTCGATGGACAGACCGTTGTACTTCCCGTGGTAGACTTGAGTGTCGTTGGAGCGTAGGAAGTAAGAAGCAGCGTCTATGGCATAGTCTAGTAGTTCTGCGTCAGTAAGGTCTGTATCGTTCATTGTGGGGGTATCCTAGGTAAACTAAGGTAATAAGCCAATGTTGGTCAATATACTTAAGTATAACTTAAGAACCTAAGAAGTCAAGTCTTAAGAACCATACGAACTAAGCAGAAGTATGAGTACTTAAGGACAGCTCAGAAAAACCAAAGTAATAAACATGGAGCAGATTAAATAAACACTTAGGTCCCTCTTTCTTTTAAACACAAAAAAGAGAGTACCTAAGACTAACTTTAGTTAAACTTAGGATCCTCTCTATTCTTTACTAATTAGTAGAAGGTACCTAAGTAACACCTAGGCTTTCTTCTTTATTATTACTAGTAGTAGTACCTTAGTTACTACATACGCAAACATATGTATACATAGACAACTTTTGGAGCCTTTTGTGCCAAATAAAGTTGTGGAATTTCATTTTATTTTTGGATTTACTAGGGTTAACTTGGCTAAGAGGGAGATGGTCCTTGGGATACAGGAGATTATGGAGGTTTAGTGGAGATTCATGGGTTTTCCTGGGGAACGCGGGGAAACTCGGGGTTACCCTACGACTGGCACCCACTTGGGTACCGAGGATTGTCTTATGTATCGCGGGATTGTCCCAAGTATCGCGGGGATTGTCCCAAGTATCCCTAGGATCATCCTCGGTATCGCAGGGAAACCAGAGCAAACTGGTGTCTTTAATCTGCTCAACGTGTATGCCTTGGTTTTCTTTTGTAGCAGAGACGGTCTGTATACTATGGGGGGTCCCCCGGTGTCCATGTGCTGCACCGCAGTGCCTACATTC